CGATATTACCATTTCAACCAGTATTTCTGCACAAAATGGTGGAGATATTGAAAGTATTGACTCAATTAAGTATTTTGCACCTCGAATTTATGCTTCACAATACCGTGCAGTGACTGCTAGAGACTATGAGGCAATAATTCAGTCTATTTACCCTAATACAGAGTCAGTAGCGGTTGTAGGTGGTGAAGAACTTGACCCACCAGAGTTTGGACAAGTTCTAATAAGCATCAAACCGAAGAATGGTGACTTTGTTTCCGATTTTGATAAGCAAAATATACAGTCAAAACTTAAAAATTACTCACTTTCAGGTATAAATCAAAAAATAATTGATTTAAAGGTGCTTTTTGTGGAGATAGACAGTGCTATCTACTATAATAGTTCACAAGTTAGTAATGTAAATGAAGTTAAGAGTAAAGTAACGAGTGTTTTGAATACTTTTTCTACATCTAATATTAATAAATTTGGTGGTAGATTTAAATATAGTAAATTAGGTCAAATTATTGATAATGCAGATGTCTCAATTACATCAAATATTACTAGAGTGATTATTAGAAGAAATATGAAGGTGCTTTTGAATCAATCTGCTCAATATGAGTTATGCTACGGAAATGCTTTTAAGAAAAATGCAGGTGGATTTAATATTAAGAGCACAGGATTTACTGTAGCAAATCAATCAGGAACATTATACTTCACTGATGTTCCAAATAGTGATAACAAGATGGGAACACTATCTGTGGTTAAAGAATCATCAACTGCAAATGAGTTTATTGTCGTAATTAAATCTGCAGGGTCAGTTGATTATGAAAAAGGTGAAATTATTGTAAATACATTAAATATCACTTCAACTGTTCAACCAAATAATATTATTGAAATACAAGCATTCCCTGATTCTAATGATGTGATTGGATTAAAGGACTTATATTTAAGTTTTTCTGTTTCTGACAGCACAATAAATATGGTTAAGGATACAATTTCATCTGGAGAACAGATATCTGGTGTCGGATATAAGACAACATCAAGTTATTTGAATGGAAGTCTAAAAAGAGGTGATACATCAACAACAAGTGCTACTTTATTGACCTCAACCACTTCATCATCAACAATGAATACAACTACAACAACTAGTTCAGGCACATCATCGTCTGGAGGCGGATACTAAGAAATGATACAAACTGGTTTTGAGAAACGAGTACAGGTTCAGCAAATATTAGCGAATCAACTCCCTGACTTTATTCGTGCAGAGAGTCCAAAAACGCTTGACTTCTTAAAACAATATTATATTTCGCAAGAACATCAATCAGGTGTCACAGATCTTGCTGATAATTTAGATCAATACATTAAATTAGATAATTTGACTCCAGAAGTAGTTACAGGTAAAACTACTCTCTATTCAGGCATAACATCTACAACTGACAGTGTTCAGGTATACTCTACAAAAGGATTTCCCAATGAATATGGTCTTTTTAAGATTGATGATGAAATATTCACATATACAGGAATTACTACTAATACTTTTACAGGAGTAATTCGAGGATTCAGTGGAATTACAAGTTATAGATCAGATTTAAACACAGAAGAACTAATATTTGAGGAAACAAATCAAGATTCTCATGAGAAAGGGAAGAAAGTATCTAATTTAAGTGTTAACTTCTTAAAAGAGTTCTATAAAAAGTTAAAATTTACTCTTACACCAGGTTTAGAGAATGTAGATTTTGTTTCAGACTTAGATGTTAATAATTTCATTAAAGGATCAAGAGCATTTTACGAAGCAAAGGGAACAGAAGAGTCATTTAAGATTTTATTTAAAGTATTATACGGTGAAACACCAAAAGTTGTTGATTTAGAACAATTTTTGCCTAAACCATCATCTGCAGAATTTTTAAGAAGAGAAATAGTTGTTGCTGAGAGAATATCTGGAGATCCTAATAAATTAGTTGGTCAAACTATTAAAAAAGCATCTGATTTAGAAACACAAGCGTCCGTTTCAGAAGTTGAGATATTTACAAGGTCTGGAATCAGCACATACTACAAATTAGGTCTTTTTGTTGGATTTGATGATAGAGATTTGATTGAAGGAACTTTTGAAATTCAACCAAAAACTGCAAATATCAATCCTGTGTCTATTGGGTCATCAGTAATCACTGTTGATAGCACTGTAGGGTTTGGGACAACAGGAACTTTACTATCTGGTGATAATATCATCACATATTCATCAAAAACAGTTAATCAGTTTTTAGGATGTGTTGGTGTAGACAATGCTATGGAGATCAAATCTCCAATTCGCACAAATGACGTATTTTTTGGTTTTGAGGACGGTGATACTGATAAAAAGGTAGAGATAAGGATCACTGGTGTTTTATCAGACATTGAAACTATCGGAGATGTAACATCAATAACTGAGGGACAAAAAATTTATGTAAAAAATGTAGGAGAGAAGATAAAAAACCCCGAAGAGAATAAATCTCACAAGGAGATATTTGCAAATTCTTGGATTTATAATACAAGTTCAAGATTTTTTGTAGACAATACAAATAATGGATATAATTTAAAAACAACCCCAGATCCATCAGCATTAAAGGTTGGAGATAAGGTTGATATA